ACTCATCAAAAATCCATACCTTTATGGCGGATTGACTTTGGCTGGTTCAAACGAGGACAAAGTTGTAGAAGCACTTGTAAAGCGACCACCATACAAGGACGGACTATACTTTGCCGATACGTTTGTCGTGGGCAACCACATCTTCGGTAAAGAAACTAAGGCATCTGCTCGTATTGTAGACTCACAAACAGTTCCAGGAACTAGGTTCCATAAAATATTCTTGACTGATTTGGTTGGAAATTTCAGACTTTCGGAAGATGCTTCGACTAAAGTTAGAATTCACTATACAAGCGGATTCTCAGCAGCGTTCGCAACTGGTGATACCGCAAACCAATATGTTAATGTGATTGGTCTTACGCTTTCTGCATCGGGTGTTATCACATCGTATGACCATTACAATCGAAGTGTTGTCATTGACACCACGTTCGGTTCATTTACATCGGGCAAGACTTTAACATTCTCTGGTGGGTATACTTTAAGTGGAGCAAACATCGCAGACTTGGATGAAGAGTTTGGTGAACAGTTTGGTCAAATGAATTTTGGTTCTACCAGTGGAACGGTCGGGTTGACGTTCGGCAATGATGAAATCTTTGGTAGGTTTGCATCAACAGCATTTGCTCCAAGAGTTATTGCTGATCTTGGGGAATACAGACTAACTACAAGACTTACTCTTGTAAACTCTAGTGCATTTACAGATGGCATAATTGCAGGATCAAATGCATTTGACGGAACTTTATCACAAGTAGATTCCACCACACTGAAAAAGGTAACAGCGGATATTGTCGATTTTACCGTTGCTGGTGGCGTTGGATTCACGGGAATTGCACAGTTGTCTAATGTGAAGGGATCATTCAACTCATCAGATCAGTTGATATTCACTCCATACGGAACTACTGCTGACACAAGTCTTACTACAGTAACCATCAATGCGATTAGCAATCCCGACCTTGATATAGGTTCTGGAGATTTGTTATACATAGAAAATATACGACCAGTTCAAAGAAATATAGAACAAATGGAACAATTCAAAATCTTGATTGGGTTCTAGGAGCAATAGCAGATGTCGTCTTACGATTCAGAACTTTTCAACACAAGTCCATATTACGATGATTTCAATGAGGACAAGAAGTTCTTGCGGATGCTCTTCCGCCCTGGATATGCGGTTCAGTCTAGAGAACTGACCCAACTACAGACTATTTTACAAAACCAAATCGAACGATTTGGTAATCATGTTTTCAAGGATGGAAGCCGCATAATTGGCGGTGATATTTCCACCCAAACATTAGATTTTGTTCGTTTGTTGCCATCAACAGTAGCAAGCCCATCTGCAACTCTAACCGCAGAAGATATCGTTGGCAACAACCTCATTCAACTTGATGGTGGCGGCAATGTTGTAGCAAAGGCAAAGGTTTTAGACTTTCTTGCAACATATAGCGATTCAGATCCCTATGCTGTCGCTATTGTTTCATACCTTTCGGGTGTTACATTCACTGCTGGTATTACTCTTACAACAGACGGAACTCCTGCATCAGTAGTAACTGTTGCACCATCAAGTTCTACAGTCCCATACGGCGGCAAATCTAAAGTTGTATCTGTTGGCAGTGGTATCTACTACATCAATGGTTCTTTTGTTAAAACCGACAATCAGTTAGAACCAGCATATCAAGTTACGAATTTTATTCGTGACTTCTCAACACCAACTGGTGTGATGGGATTTGATGTAAGAAACACAATAGTTACAGAGAAAGATGACTATACGATCAAGGATCCTGCCAATGGGAGTTACAACTATAATGCTCCTGGCGCACACCGATATAAAATCGATCTCGTTCTTTCTTTTGCTGACAGCCCATCAGAAAATTTCATAAGTCTTGTAAATTACATCGACGGAACTGTTGTCAAGAAATACGACTATACGCAATACTCTGATATCATGGATTTGTTTGCGAAACGAACGTATGAAGAGAGTGGCAACTATGTTTCATCCAACTTTGATATCACGTTCAAAGAAGGTGGAGATACATTTGCTTACGCAGAAATAAGTGCTGGCAAGGCATACGTCTATGGCTATGAGTATGAGAGTCGATTCAAAGACATCATTGAAATACCAAAAGCAAGAACCACAGCCGATTTCACGAATATCAGAACCAATAATTTTTACGGTAACTATATTCGCGGCGACTGTGATAACACATGTTCTCTAACCACACCGTTACAAAGTATTGATGTGGACGATTACACAGTTGAATACGAAATATATGGAGCCACAGCAGCACTTACAGTTAATGAATATGCGCTTGGTGGATTTGCGAACAATGCATCCAAATTGGCGTTTACTGCTTGGTTGGTTTCAGCAGAACCTATAGTTTCTAGTACTGTATATTCTACAGAAGCATCGGGTTCAAAAATACCATTTGTTGCTCGTATATCACACTACAGTCCATCGGGACTAACAGCAACAAATGGTCATCCTTTGAATCTCTTCTATCTTAATAGAAAGACTTTTGTTTCCACAAAGATATTGTCTGATATAACGCTAGAAGCAGGAACAGCAGTTCCCGTGGTTACAGCACCAAATCAACGTGCATTGCTCTATCCACTTAATTCAAATGCGTCAACAACAATGATTAAGACTGTTGATAGCCTTGAATACATCAGAGAAGCATCAGTATCATTCTCATGGGCTGCTGGTACACAAAGCAAAGATGTTTTGTTGAATTTGGGATCTGACTACAACTGGTGTACCTCGACAGGTGAAGTTCCTACACTTGGTCCTGTTTCGATAGATGCCGCTGACGGTTATTACATTTTACATAATGATTCTAAAACATTATATCGGGTGGTATTGCCAACCACAGAACTAGCAGCAGGCACAAAACGAGTCACGGGTGTAATTTCTGCTGATGGTGATAAAGTAAGAATTTCTGCAACGAATATTCCTACGGGTCAATATTGGCTTGTCGGAAAGACCAAGTATAAAACACAAGAAGGTCAAAATCTTACTTCCATAAGAACAAAAACACTAACAGATGCAGTAGATTCATTTGTATCAACGAGTGGAAATTCGAATCGTGTCAACAACAACTCTTGGCAACGGCTCATCATATCTGATGACAGTGGTAATCCAAGTCAAATACTCTTTAGACTTACAAATACAGATGTGAATTCAATTCAGAGTATAGTTGATTCTACAGGATTGGATATTACCAACAGATTCCGTTTCCACACAGGACAACAAGATTCATTCTATAGTTGGGGCGTTCTGTATGTGAAGCCAGAATACTTGTATCTGTATAAGGCAGGAACCACCTTTAATTTCACGGTAACGTACAAATACTTTAAACACTCTGGAAGCGGTCCGTTTGTTGCCAATTCCTATGCGGGTATTTCATATGAAAATATACCAACCTATGTTAGCCCAACATCAGGCAAAGCATATCAGTTGGCAAATATGGTTGACTTCAGACACAATCTTGTGGTAGAAGGATATGTTTCAATCACATCGGCTGGTGCAATAGGTTCATTTGTTTCGGGAACAAATGCTCCATCATCGCTAAATCGTGTTGTTTACAAGCACGTTGGTGGCGTATACACCATGCAAAACAGTATATTCAATGACCACGAAGCATATCTCCCTCGCATCGACAAGATAGCAATCTCCCGCAACATAGCGGCAGATGGTGATGATACAACAGTATTCAGAATACCCGGTTCTGCAAATGAGTCACCAGTTGCACCAGAAGATCTCCGTGATGCCATGACACTTTATTCAATCAGTGTTCCTGCATACACGTTTAACGCAGCGGATATAAAGGGAGAGGGTGCTGGTGTTGATCGATTTACAATGAAGGATATAAATGATCTTTCTGATCGAATCGACAATCTTGAGCAATTTGCTGTCCTTTCAGATCTTGAAGCAAGCATTGCTAGTACAGATTTAACTCTCTCAAATGGAAACGAAGGAATCAAGAGAGCAATTTTGGTTGATGCATTTGAGGGACATTCCATCGGTGATGTGATGAACGAAGACTACAGATGCTCTGTTGACTTCGAACACGGAGAACTTCGTCCAGCATTCATATCAGATGCTTTCAAGTTTGAATACACAGGAGTTGCTGCTGGCACAACGACCACAGTAGACAACATCTTCTGTGCTTCATATACACAACATGCAACTCCAGTTGCAGAACAACAAAAAGCAAGTTCAAGAATAAAGGTGAATCAATTTGGTTTGCCTAATTGGGTTGGTCAACTCAAGATAACTCCCCATGCCGATTATTGGTATGACGCTATAAGAAGACCTTATATAAAGAATAATGACACTGGGCGTAACGATGCTTGGGTTTCTGGTGACATGGGTAGAAAACTACCAATATCTGCCGAACTCTACCCCGATGATGTTTATACAAAGGGACACGGAACTCAATGGGCAGATTGGGAAAGTAACTGGAGTGGAATTGCAGTTGATGTTGATGCTGAAAGAAAAGCAAACAACAAGTTCTTCTCCACAGCCCGTAAGAAAGAATCTGCTGCGACTGCCATTCAAGAGGCATTCCGTGCAAGAGATCAAGTAACTAGGTTCACCGAAGAGTCGCAGCAAAATAGAAAAGATACCCTTTCATTCGACATCAGAACTGATAAGAACTATCTCAATATCGCTTCTGACACTATTTTGAATCAGAGTGTGATTCCTTACGTCAGAGAGAAGCCAATCACCATTAGTGCCTACAACATGAAACCAAAGACGAATGTCTATGTTTTCTTCGATGATACTAATATTACATCTCAATGCACGTTGAATGGTGCTTCTGGTTCAACATATTTCACAACATCAGATAGTGGATCATTGCTCAATGTGCAATACACCATAGCACCAGGTACGTTCTTGGTTGGTGAAAAGGGTGTTCGAATCGTTGATGATTCAAATGGCGTGATTGCAAATGCCACGACTATAGCGGAAGGTACATACTACGTTGTTGGAATTAAGAAAGATAATCCGATTGATGTAGCATCTATCAGATTACCCGAATTGAGAAGACAAACACCAAGCAGCAACAAGTTTGTTTCCAATCCGCTTCAACGCGGAAAGAATTTCAACTCGACCAAATATGATCAATGGATTGATCCACTTGCTCAAACATTCCTCGTGGATTCAAATGAACATCCAGATGGCATCTACTTGGAGAGTGTGGATCTTTACTTTAGTGAGAAGGATTCAACACTTCCCGTTACTATAGAGATTTGCCCAACTGTTAGTGGTCTACCACAGACATCTTACATTGTTCCATTCAGCACTGTTGTTAAGTCTCCCAGCAATGTTGTTGTAGACAATACAAAGCCTGTTGCAACAAACTTTAAATTCTCATCCCCAGTCTATTTGCAACCCGGACAATACGCAATTCTCATTAGAGCAAACACAACAAAGTATTCTTTGTTTGCTGCTTCTATAGGAGAAAAGGATATTACAACGGGACAAAGAATATCGTCAACCTTTATGGGTGGATCTTTGTTCAATACAAGCAATAGTGATGTTGGATCAGCAGATCAAAGCACAGATTTGACGTTTAAACTTAATAGGTGTCAGTTCTCAACTGTGGATAACGTCACACTTGAGAATGCTCTTCCCCCCAAGGCACGACGAGTTGCCATTCTCCAACCAAATCTTTATGCATTTACCCCGCCAAATGTAAGTCTTATCACCACGATCAATATTGATGGGTCTAACTATTCAGCAACTCTGTATAGAAACTTCACCCTCCCATCAGAGAAAACAGTTGATGGTGCTGGAGATATCGATTTGCAAATAGTGGTGAGTAATCAAAGTCAAGGTAAGAATACCTTCATGGTTGATCTTGATAGAAGCAATGTTGTTGGTGTTGGATATGTCGTGAAGAACGTAGTCAGTTCTTCAAACACGACCAGCGAACTCGCACCTTTCAGTGGCAGCATTGATGACACCGCAAGATACATCACAAGAGAGATGAAGATTGCGAATAGACAAAAAGCAAAAGAACTCAAGGTTGTATTTGATACAAACAATCCAAAAAACACAAAAGTGGATGTATATGCTAAGACATACATCTTTGGAACTTCTGATGCTACAGGAGAAGTTGGTCGCCCATACAGCGCACTAACTCTTGATACCACAAGTGGATTCTATCAGGACAACTCTTTTGTCAGTGGAACAAACCCATCTGATTTCAGAGAAGTGTCTTACACCCTAAGCGGAGTATCAGATTTCGACACATTTGCTGTAAAGATCTGTTTGTACACAGACAACAAAGCCCTTGTACCTGTCATCAAGAATCTCAAGGTAGTAGCACTCTCATGAAAGACTACATCAGAGATAAGAACAACGGTCTACTTGTTTTCTCCAATCCCGAAAAGGAAAAGGAGATTATGCACAGAAGAAAATTGACAGAAGAAATAAAGTCTCTTAAGGACGAGATAAATATACTTAAGAGGCAAGTAAACGAACTTCTAGTAAAGAGAAACTGAGATGCCGACTGGTCCAGCAAATAGTAACTACATAATCCCGCAGTTGACACTGGCTGATACCTTCTATGAATGGTATACGCTTACCAATAGCGAGATCATCGACAAATTGAATCGCATCAAGGTGTATGAAGTAGACGGCGCAACTGGTATTGCGGTTAATCGGGGTGATGATGGTGTTGCTACAGTGTATATCGACACGGTTATTCCTGGCGACCATACCTTTACGGGTAATATTACGTTTGATGGAACCGTAACCACGGTAAACACAAACCTTGTCACAATTGATGACTACAACCTCGTTCTCGGTGCGGTCAACTCAAGTGGTGGAACGGGTGGAACTTCCGATTCTATCATTACCAACGCGGGTGGTGGTGGTATCGTAATCGCTGGTGCTTGCGGAGACAAGTATTTCCTCTGGAAGGCTTTTGATGGGGGGAAGACTTATACTGCATGGAGAATTAGTGATAGTCTTGCCTTTGCTGGTGATGCAAAACTTTATTCAGCAAACAACAAGTTTGTTTTGAGTGAGGGAAATGATAATACACCAGCATCTAAGTTGATGGTGACAACGCACGGTGGTGGAAACACCATAGATGTAGAAACATACTTCGATTCACCAGGAGCCACTTATGGAGCAATGTCGTTCCTCAGTGATGGCTCTTCAAGAATGATAAACTCCTCTCTCATCAAGAGATTTGATGGGGTATCAAATATTTCTGCCATTGGTCTTACCTTTGGTATGGTTGTCCGCCATGATGTAAATACTGGTGGAATAACTCTAGCAAAAGCAGACAATGTTTCAAACGCAGAATCTCTTGGTATTGCAGTCCATGTTAGTAGCACAAGTCAGATTGTGGATGTTAACACCATTGGATATGTCACAGGAAATTTTGCTAACTGCATTGCTAGTATAGATGCAACCTCTTCGCTGGGAACTGGTGAGTTTTACTTCTTATCAGATTCAGATGCAGGAAAGATCACAAAGACTGCTCCAACAATAACAGGAACAGTTAGAAAGCCCATACTTTATGCACTCGGCTCAAACAAAGCCATGGTGATGAATTATGTCGGCAATAAAGTTGTTGATATCGACACGCTCTATTCTAAGTTGAATGCATCGACTGTTGTCATCAAACACGATCCAAATTACTTCTCTATAGGAGATACCGTTCGCTTTGAAGAAGGCATTACGTCAGCGACAATGCCTCATGGTTCTTATGTAAAGGCTTCTTGTAACAACGTCGAAGAAGCAGAAGCACTCGGAATAATCTCCAAGGTTACTTACGCGGGTAACTCAGCAGCATCTCTCATGACTGTTTCGGGTTATATTGATTTGTCTGCTTCGGGTCTTACCTTTACACCAGGATCAGTATATTTCCTCGCAGCAGAAGAAGGTTCTCTCACAGTACAACCACCGAATACAGTGAATCAAGTTAGAAAGCCGATGATGGTTGCTATCACACCAACATCTGGTATTGTACAAAATTATGTCGGTTTGTTGGTCAATACCAATACAGACACAGGCACAAGCATTCTTATTCCTGAGAGCGGATCTGGATTCAAGAATAAGTTGATAAATGGAAATTTCGATTTCTGGCAAAGAGGCACGACGTTCTCATACAGAAATCCAACATCAGAATCAGACAGATATAATGCAGATCGTTGGAAGTTGGTTAATAGTGGCGGAAGTACCGCAGATCGACTAAACATTTCAACAAATCGTAGTTCATTGGCTCTTGGAGATCTTGCAGATTCATCTGCGTATTCTAGATACGCAATGCAAATGCAAATTGGAACTGGTGGATATACGGCTGGAAGCCAAACGTATCTGTTCCAACGAGTTGAAGGAATAGAACACTTCCCATCTGGATATGCAACTATCTCTTTCTATGCAAAGGCTTCAGTAGCAAATGCACGATTGGGTGTTTCATTCAGACGTGATTTTGGTGGTGGAACTGCACCAGACTATGCAACTACGGGTGTTGAACCAAACTCCCAAAAGGAACCTGGTTTCACTATGGTTCTCCCAACACGATGGACTCGATTTAGCCACACATTTGCACTACCCGACTCATCTAATGGATTGATCGGATCGTGTGGTAATGACGGTCCGGAAATACGCTTCTTTGTTCGTGCGGGTTCAGATTTGGTTGGCGAAGACGTAACAGAAGCAATCAATCCAAATTTGGCTGGCGTGAACGATTATTCAATCTATCTTGCACAAGTTCAGTTTGAGTATGGTCAAAATGCATCGCCGTTTGAGTTGAACGACAAGACAACTGAACTAAACAGATGCAAGAGATATTACCAAACGACAAATGTGAACACGCCATTTAGAGGTTTTACTGCTGGATCATCTTTGATCACATCGGATCCAGACAGTATTTTCATACCAAATTTTAGCAAATATGATGTTCGATATCCGATTGATATTAGAAATGGGACATCATCCACGGTTGATATAAAGGAAGATGGTACATCTTCGTTCGATATGCCTGTTAAATCCAATAAGGGCTTCCGTGGAACAAGAAGTGTGATTGGGGACAGATTTATAAATTATCAAGTGGAATCCGAACTATAAGAGGAATACAATGGGTAGTAGCGCGTTTGATCCAGTAGCATTAGCCGATACACGATCTGTCAAGAATAAGATTACTCATGCTGGTATTACAGGTGAAGTTTTATCTGTTGGAGATGTAGTTCGATGGGATCCCGTTACTGATTTATACATGCTTGCAAAAGCAAACTCTCAAAACAATGCAAATTTCTTGGGAGTCATCGAATCTATAAATGCTACAGATTTCTCCATTGTATATTCTGGAGAAATATCGCTTCCCGATTCGTTAATGTCTACGATTAGCGGATCGACTGGATCATACATTCTGTATCTCTCCGATACCAACGCAGGAAAGTTGACAACAACTGCGCCGACTTCACCCGGAAGTGTGATCAAACCAGTTATCATAATTTCTAGTACAGGCGTTGATGGCAGTGGGATAAATCAGATTGATGGTGTTGTTGTAAATACGGCGGGTGATGTTATTGTCGGAGACTCGGCAGTTGATATCAGCGATATACAACCCGTTGGTTCCATTCTTGCTTTTGCAGGAACAACCCATGATATTCCAGATGGTTGGTCTATCTGCGATGGCGGGTTTTTAAATATCACCACATATTCCGATTTATACGCTGCTCTCAATGATGGGCAGTTGTATGGATTTATTCAAGGTATGACTCTTAACAAACTAGCGGGGACACAAGCCCTCAATGCCAGTAATGTGATAGGTCGAACATTTTATGTGTCTAAGGCAGGAATTGATGGACAAATAGAATGCACAATTCTTGCAGGAACACCAAATGCGGATGGTACCGTAGTGACTGGAGTCAGCGCATTTGTTAATCCGTTATTTGTAGATGGATCAAATATTGGCAGACACCACGATAATCAACTTGCAAACGGTGATTCCATTCGTATTGATGATATTGATTCAGTTTACACGGTAGTGAGTCCAACAAAAACAGAATTCAAGAAACCAGATTTGAGAGCAAGGTTCATCATTGGCGATTCTCGGGGTATCACGGGTCTTGTTAATTCTGCATTCAACAACTATACAGTTGGAACATTTGGTGGAGAAGAAGAACACACTCTTAGTACAGATGAGATACCAATCCACAGTCACGGATTATCATTATCATCATTCATCACCACATCGGGTCCTATCGGTGTTTCGTTCAATCTCGTTACAAATCAAGTAGGCGGACATAAACACCCCAACGTAGATATTGAAAGACAAAAAGCCTTTGCTTCTGGTTCTGGTCAACACGATGTTTTTGTCCATAAACCTGGTGTTCCATCACAATTAGCCGAAGCGGGGGCGCATAACCATACCGTCAACGGAACTATAAACATAAGTGCAAATGGGCTTACGCCAACTGTTGCTGGAACCATCGGAAATGCTGGTGCTAATGGCGCACACAACAATGTTCCACAACACATGGTTGCCGTTTGGATCATCAAAACCAGAAAAGACTCAGTTGCGAAAATCTATCGCCTTGGTCCGTCTGG